ATACCGGTTGTTAATTACTCACCTACTAGAGGTCATGATAAATCTACTAGAATGCATTCTGTAGCTCCTATCTTTGAGTCAGGATTAGTTTGGGCTCCTGCTAAAAAGTTTGCCGAAGAGATGATTGAAGAATGCGCATCTTTTCCCTTTGGTAAAAATGATGACTTATGCGATACTATGACCCAAGCCTTGATGAGGTTTAGGGAGGGTGGTTTAGTTTCTTTAGATGACGATTATTCAGATAGAGAGAAAGCACCTATAAAAAGGGTATACTATTAAAATGTTGATTTTTTTTACAGAGTACGAAAAGGATGGCGAAATTAGAAACGGTCCGTTTATAATGTGTAATTCAGTAGAAGAAGCAGCAGAACAAGCTGAATATTGCAACATTACTATTGTTGGTAGTTTGGTAGAGTCAATACCTCAAAAAATGGTTGTAATGGAAAAAAGGAACATACATTAATGGCAATAGAAAAAGACATAAACCCAACTATTCTTAACGAAGAAAATGAAATTATTCTTGGTCAAGAGAATATGGCCGTAACCTTAGAAGCAATTAGAGACTCTGGTACTGAAGGTTTTGAAATGCAAGAAGATGGTAGTGCAATATTAGAAAGCTCTAATACAGAAGAAGTTGAAACAGGGTTTGATGATAATCTTGCCGAGGTTATTGATCCCGGCGAACTAAGAACAATTGCTAATCAATTAATCTCTGGTATTGAAAAAGATAAAGCCTCAAGAGAAGATTGGGAAAGCACATATACTGACGGTTTAAAATACTTAGGTATGAAGTTTGATCAAGAAAGATCTGAGCCTTTTGCAGGAGCTTCTGGAGTTATTCATCCTTTACTCGGCGAAGCAGTCACAACATTCCAAGCTCAAGCTTACAAAGAACTACTACCTTCTGGTGGTCCAGTTAAGACTCAAGCTTTAGGAGCTTATGATTCAGTTAAAGAAGGTCAAGCGCAAAGAGTTAAAGAGTTTATGAATTATCAAATACTTCATGTAATGGAAGAGTTTGACGAAGAGTTAGATCAAATGCTTTTCTATCTTCCCCTTGCAGGAAGTGCGTTTAAAAAGATTTACTACGATGAAAATCTAGGCAGAGCTGTTTCTAAATTTATTGCTCCTGAAGATTTAATCGTTCCTTACTACACAACTGATTTAGAGTCATGTCCAAGAATTACTAACGTAATTAAGATAGCTGAGAATGAAGTAAGGAAACTACAAGCAGTGGGCTTTTATCGTAAGGTTGAATTACAATCTGGAGAAGATACGGATAGCTACACAAGTGTAAAAGAAGAAATAAACAAGCTGTCAGGTATGGAGCCTTCATATGATGATGGGGAGGTTTCGTTACTGTATGAGGTTCATTGTAATCTAGAGTTAGAAGGTTTTGAAGACCTTGATCAAGAAGGAGAGCCAACAGGAGTTAAGCTGCCTTATATTGTTACTATAGACACTCACTCTGGAGAAATACTTTCAGTAAGAAGAAACTTTAAAGAAGACGATCCAATGAAGAAGAAGACCGAATACTTTGTTCACTTCAAGTTCTTGCCAGGTTTAGGTTTCTATGGATTTGGTTTAACACACATGATTGGTGGTTTATCTAAAGCTTCTACTTCTATTATGAGACAGCTAATTGATGCTGGTACTCTAGCTAACTTACCTGCTGGTTTTAAAACTAGAGGTATTAGAATTAGAGACGAAGACACTCCTATACAACCAGGTGAGTTTAGAGATGTAGATGCTCCAGGTGGATCATTAAGAGACTCTATTCAACCATTACCGTTTAAAGAACCTAGTGCAACTTTATTAAATCTATTAAATATTTTAGTTGATTCAGGTCAAAAATTTGCGTCTATTGCAGAAATAAATACAGGTCAAGGTAATCCAAATGCTCCTGTAGGAACAACACTTGCGTTATTAGAAAGATCTACAAAAGTTTTATCTGCTATACATAAAAGATTACATAACTCACAAAGAAAAGAATTTAAATTACTGGCAGAAGTATTTAAAGAATACCTACCTCCTGAATATCCATATGCAGTATCTAATAATGATGCGTCTATTAAGATGTCTGATTTTGACGAAAAGGTAGACATATTCCCTGTATCTAATCCTGATATATTTAGCCAAGCTCAAAGAATAGCTATGGCTCAAGAGATGATGCAATTAGTGCAATCTAATCCTGAAGTTCATGGGCCTAACGGTACTTATGAGGCATACAAAAGAATGTATGCTGCAATAGGTGTAGGTAATATAGATCAAATCTTAACGCCACCCCCATCAACAGAGCCTACTCCTTTAGAAGCTGGTTTTGAAAACAATCAATTGTTATTGGGTCAACAAGCCCAAGCATTTGAACAACAAAATCATGATGCTCATATATCTATTCATATGTCTTTATTAAGCACTCCACCTGTACAAATGAATGCTCAGGTTCAGGCTTTAATACATTCACACATTATGCAACATTTACAAATGAAAGCAGACAAACTAGCTGAACAACAAATGCCTCCAGAAATGATGCAACAGTTCCAAGCTTTACAACAACAAGCACAACAAGCATCTCCAGAAGAAGCCCCAGCGTTATCTCAACAAGCAGGAGATATATTAGCTCAATTCTCTTCACCTATACTTGCAGAGTTGCTTATTGAATATAATCAAAAAGTATCATCTCCAGATGACGAAGATCCATTAGTGGCTATTAGAAAACAAGAGTTAGCATTAAAAGGCCAAGAACTTTCTATAGAACAACAACAGTTCTTAGCAGAAGAGAAAAGAAAAGCATTAGACGCTCAAAGAAGAATTGAAGTTGATAGAGAAAGAATTGGGTCTATGGAAGATATTGCAGAAGCAAGAGATGATACTAGCAGAGAAAGAATGGAACAACAGGCTAGATTTAAAATGATTGAGCTTCAAAACAAACAATAAATAAAACTTGCAAATAATTTATTTAACCAAGATAATAAACAGTATGATTAAAAGAACTGAAGTAAACCAACAAAAAACTCCAAAAGTAATGAAAGACAAATGCAGTTACGGTAAGAAAGGGTCTGTACCTTTGAAAACTGATGCAGGTACTTTTTCAACTAATGTTAGTCCTAAACCTGGAACTGGCAAAGGAAAAGCTAGGGGTATGGGAGCCGCTGAATTCGGTGGTAAGTTTTCTGGCATTTATTAGTGTCAGTAATTTGGTTGGGCCAAAAGTATTTAAAAGAACTTGAGGCTCAAAGAGAAGGAGTTAAAGACGTCATTTTATCTGGCGCCAAAGACTTTGCTCAATATCAGTACCTGTGCGGACGTTACAGCTCTCTCGTCGACGCAGAAAATTCATTCAGGGAGCTGCTGGGAAAAATAGTAGAAAATGACGAAGATACAAGTCCCTGATCATGTTGCAAAAGCAATAGAGTCAGAAGCAAAACAAAAAAAAACCAAAGAAATAAAAGAAACCACCCCCGAAGAAAATCCTGCTTATGTTGAGCCAGGAGCAAGGGTATTAGATCCAACTCTTTTAGATCAATCAATTATAGACAGAATACCGCAACCTACTGGATGGAGAATGTTAGTTCTTCCATACAGAGGCAAGGCAGTAACAGAAGGCGGAATCCACTTAGTACAATCAACGGTAGATAGAGAATCTCTAGCTACGGTAGTTGCGTACGTTGTGAAAATGGGTCCTGATTGCTACAAGGATACTAGTAAGTTTAGTGTTCCTTGGTGTCAGGAAAAACAATGGGTGTTAATCGGAAGATATGCTGGAGCTCGTTTTAAGTTAGGTGATGAATCTGAATGCAGAATCCTCAATGACGATGAAGTAATTGCTACTATATTAGATCCTGATGACATTCTTGCAGTATAAAAGGAGAAATAATGTCTGAAGAACAAGTAATAGAAAATGAAGTAACCGACCAGATTGAAGATGGTGAGGTTGTTGAGGTAGAAATACCAGAAGAAAAACCTACTGGGAAAATAGCTGATTTAGCTAAAGATGAATCTGCAATAGAAGATATTTCAGAAACCCCAGAAGTAAAACAAGAAGATGAATTAGTTGATTACTCTGATAAGGTTAAAAAAAGAATTAACAACCTTACTAGAAAATTAAGAGAAGCAGAAAGAGGACAAGAATCTGCTTACGAGTATGCAAAAAGAATTGGAGTAGAAAATCAACAATTAAAAACAAGAAGCTCTAACCTTGATAGATCTTATTTATCTGAAGCAGAGAACAGGCTTAAGTCCCAAAAGGCTCAAGCATTAGCTGCTTTAAAAGGAGCTCATGAAGTTGCTGATTATGATAAGGTTGCTAAAGCTCAAGAGGTATTATCAAAAATATCTTTTGAAGAAAATAAAGTTGCTACATCTAAACAACAACTAGAATACCAGCAAAATGTTCAAGAAGAACAAGCAGCTAATTATCAAAATTACCAACAACAAGTCCAACAACAAAACCAACAAGCAGTTCAACCAACTCAATTAGATGAAAAAACTCAGGATTGGGCAGAAAAAAATAGTTGGTTTGGCGAAGATGAAATAATGACGGTATCAGCTTATACCATTCATAACCAACTTACTCAACAAGAAGGCTTTGACGCTGGGACAGATGAGTACTATACTGAGGTAGATAGGCGAATTCGTAAAGAGTTCCCACAGAAGTTTAATGAATCTTCTGTTAACAAATCTAAGCCTCAACAAAAGGTGGCTTCGGCTGGAAGAGTAGCTGGTAATACTAGCTCTAATAAAAGACAAGTAAAATTGTCTCCTTCTGAAGTTCAAATGGCTAAAAGATTAAACGTACCGCTAGGCGAGTACGCTAAATATGTTAAAAGGTAAAAATTATGACAGAAGATAATAAAGATTTAAACAGAACCCCGCGTTCTGCCGACACTCGAGCAAAAAAAGTTGCTCGCAAACCTTGGAGTCCACCGTCAATGTTGGATACTCCCCCACCACCTGAAGGATATACCTACAGATGGATTAGAGCTGAAATCGTTGGTAACGAAGACAGAAAAAACGTAACTTCTAGGCTAAGAGAAGGTTTCGACCTTGTTAGAGCTGAAGAGATAGGTGATTTCCAACTTCCTACTATTGATGACGGCAGACATGCAGGGGTAGTTTCAGTTGGAGGTTTGCTATTGGCCAAGATCCCGAATGAGACACGTGAAGAAAGGAACTCCTATTTTCAAGATCGTGCCAAGACACAGCAAAACGCTGTGGATAATGACCTCTTAAGGGAATCTGATCCAAACTCTCCGATTTTAAAACCGGAAAGAACAAGCAAAGTAACTTTTGGAGGTGGTCAACGTAGTTGATCATCAATTAATTAAATATAACTTATAAGGTGACTTATTATGTCTAACAAAGATGCCCCTTTTGGAATGCGACTTGTTGGTAAGTTAGGTTCTGGTGTTGCTAACAATGGCCTCACAGAATACAAACTTGCTTCAGCTGCTTCCGGAAACATTTTTTCAGGCGATCCAGTTAAAATGACTAGCGCAGGTACTATTTTAGTAGCAGCTGCTGGTGATGAATGTATTGGAGTATTTAGAGGATGTCAATTTACCGATTCAAACGGTGACGTGGTATTCAAATCTTACTTCCCTACAGGAACTGTATCTTCTGATATCGTAGCGTTTGTACAAGATGACCCTAATGGCTTATTTGAAATTCAAAGTGCGGGTTCACCTGCACAGACTGATGTAGGATTAAATGCTGATTTTGTTTACGCAGCTGGATCTACCAAAACTGGTATGTCTGCTGTAGAACTATCTGGCACTACTGCTGCAACAACCGCATCCTTAAGGATTGTCGGTTTTTCATCAGATCCATCAAATAGCACAACAGGTTCAGCTAATGTGAACGTAATTGTAAAATGGAATGAACATTCCTACATCGACCCTACAGGAGTATAAATAATGGCTATAAATAGAGCGCAATTAGCGAAAGAATTAGAGCCAGGCCTTAACGCCTTGTTCGGTATGGAATATTCAAGATATGAAGCAGAGCACACAGAGATTTTCGATATGGAAAGTTCTGATAGAGCGTTTGAAGAAGAAACTTTAATCGTGGGATTTGGTAATGCAGAAGTAAAATCAGAAGGTAGTGGTGTCAGATTTGATACAGCTAACGAAGGTTATACATCTCGTTATACTCACGAAACAGTAGCTTTAGCATTTGCACTAACAGAAGAAGCTGTTGAAGATAATCTTTATGATAGGCTCGGCGCACGTTACACCAAAGCACTAGCAAGATCTATGGCTAATACTAAGCAAATCAAAGCTGCATCTGTATTGAACAACGCGTTCTCTACAACAGGTGGCGATGGCGTAAGCTTAATAGCAACAAATCATCCTCTAGGCGGCGGTGGTACTCTAGCAAATAGAGCAACTACTATGGCGGATCTTAATGAAACTTCTCTTGAAGATGCATTAATTAACACTTCTACATTTACGGATGATAGAGGTCTTAATATTGCTTTAAGAGGAATGAAATTAATTATTCCACCTCAATTGCAATTTGTTGCTGACAGATTACTACAAACTCCTGGAAGAGTTGGTACGTCTGACAATGACATTAATTCAATTAAGAATATGGGTATGTTGCCTGATGGCTATGTCGTAAATCATTATCTAACAGATACAGATGCTTTCTTCTTGAAAACAGACTGTCCTGATGGATTTAAGTATTTTGAAAGATCTCCAATGCAAACTGCATTAGAGGGTGACTTCGATACTGGTAACATGAGATACAAAGCTAGAGAGCGTTACAGCTTCGGATATTCTAACTTTAGAGCCGTTTACGGTTCTCAAGGAGCTTAAAGGAACGATTTATTGTAGCGTTTCTAACTCAACTACAATTATAAAGGGAGCTTCGGCTCCCTTTTTTGTTGCTTTAAGTTAGTTCTGGTAGTAAAATTTTAAGACTAGGATTA